GAAAGAGCGCCCGTGGCTGAGTTCCTAACGTCACTACTATCACCCACAGGGGTTGTAAAGGGTACGCTAGGGGCTGCTAAAGGTGGCGCAGCATTACTAGCGCCATTGGGCATGCTTGTGGGTAAGAAGTCAAAGACATGGGACGCGCTGGCGGGTGAAACAGCCCCACAAGACGAAGCACTGCGTATCGCACAGCGCAATGCAGCATTGCCAGTCAGCGAAGGTGGGCTAGGGCTACCTGCTGACAACACGGCGATGGATAGGGCGAAGGCGATGGGGTTTGATACTCCTGTTTACCACGCAACAGACGCATCTGAAGATTTTACCGTTTTCAAGCCGTCACGAGAAGGTAAATTTGGATCTGGTATTTATACAAGTTTTGAGCCTTCTTATGCGGAAAAGTATGCAGGTGGTGAAAACGTCAGAACACTTCCTTTATTATCAAAAGGTCAAATGGCTAGTGACGACACCCGTGTAGATGTGTTGGATTCACTGCGGCAGCAAATGGCATTAAAAGACCCAAACTTTAGTGTTCTTGAGTGGAAGCAAAGGGCAAACAAAATGTTGTCTGACAAAGGTTATTCTGGCGTTGACGTTGATAAGGAGAGGTTAATACTCAACCCAAGCCACCTTCGCTCACGCTTTGCAGCATTTGACCCAATGCGTAGTAGTGAAGCAGACATATTAGCAGGGATGATACCATTTAGTATGTTGGCTGATGAGTCGCAAAAGAAACAAAAGAAAAGTCTGCTAGAATAAACAACTGATGGTAAATACAAACTTCACCAACCCACGGGAGTGACGTATGGAAGAGACAAAATTAATGATTTTAGAGCTACAGCGAGGTTTGGTATGCAGGGCGTAAAACACGAACCCACAGAAGAGACCCGAAAAAAGGTGGCTTCACTCAGCTCTATGGGTGTACGCTACGATGATATAGCGGCTAAGTTAGGCATAAACGATGACACTTTAGTCAAATACTATCGTAAAGAGCTAGACGATGGCAGGGTAGACGCTAACGTAGAGATAGGAAAAACCCTGTTTGAACAAGCAAAGCAAGGTAACATCACAGCCGCTATATTCTGGTTAAAGACCCGTGCTGGATGGAAAGAGACTCAAGTCAACGAGGTGACGGGTTCGTTGAAGCTGGATACAATCAACATCAATCTAATAAAACCAAATGGCTCTGGAAGTTGACTTCCCCGACAGCCTAGACTTCTTATTCAAGCCGTCACGTTACAAGATACTCTACGGCGGGCGAGGCGGGGGGAAATCGTGGAGCGTAGCCAAGGCTTTAATCATCTTGGCAGCACAAAAGCCGATTAGGGTTCTATGCGCCCGTGAGATGCAAAACTCTATCGCCGACTCTGTTATCACATTATTGAGCGACCAGATAACCGCACTAGGGCTGGCTGACTTCTTTGAAGTACAAAGGACGGCTATATATGGAAAGAACGGATCAGAGTTCAGCTTTGCAGGGTTAAAGCATAACATCACCTCGTTAAAGTCGTTTGAGGGTGTGGATATATGCTGGGTTGAGGAAGGTCAAGCTGTATCCAAGTCAAGCTGGGACGTTCTAATACCCACAATCCGTAAAACAGATTCTGAAATATGGGTAACATTCAACCCTGACCTAGATACCGATGAGACTTTTAAGCGGTTTGTTGTAAATCCACCACACAATGCAATAGTCAAGAAGGTGAATTGGGACGATAACCCTTGGTTTCCATCGGTCTTAATCGATGAGAAGGAACAGCTAAAGATTAGGGATATGGACGCTTACCTTCACGTTTGGGAGGGTAACACCCGGCAGATGTTGGACGGCGCTGTCTACGCAAGCGAGCTAAGGTCGGCGCAGGAAAGCAATCGAATCAAAGACCTGATTGTGGACAAAGCGATACCAGTAAGCACTTTCTGGGACTTAGGTTGGGCTGATATGACATCGATATGGTTCGTCCAAGTAGTGCCGGGCGGTGAGGTAAGGGTAATCGACTTCTATCAAAACTGCCAAAAGACCATCGACCACTATATGCAGGTTTTACAGGGCAAAGGCTATGTCTACAAAGACTGGTGGCTGCCACACGATGCCGAGCACAAGAACCTCACAGGGCGGTCAACAAAGGACATCATGGAGGCCGCAGGGAAGCCTATCAGAATCACGCCAAAGCTATCCGTAGCTGATGGTATCAACGCTGCCAGACAACTGCTATCTAGGGCTTATATACACGCCACAAACTGTGCTGACGGGCTTCAAAATCTACGACACTACCGATTCGGTGTGGATGTAAACACAAAGATGTTCACAAATCAGCCCCTGCACGACCAACACTCACACGCAGCAGACGCATGGAGATACGTTGCGGTCGCCCTTGATGAGGGTATTTCATCATCTTGGGGTAAGTCAATTAACATAAAACCCAAATGGATAGTTTGAGATAATTTCAATCTGTGGTAAAATGGTAACAAAGTCATTTAGACAAAGGGTAACTCATGGGCGACACAAACCTGAAGGCGGTCATTGAATCAGCGATTGATGATTCCATTGGCTTCATCGAAAGCGAAACGGTAGAGCAGCGCAGGATTGCGCTTCAGTATTATTTGCGAAACCCTTTAGGTAATGAGGTCGAGGGTCGCTCACAGATTGTGACAGGTGAGGTTGCCGAGGCTATCGATGGTGCTCTGCCAGCCCTAATGCGGATATTCGCAGGCAGCGACCAAGTGGTTGTTGCCGAACCCACGGGCGCAGGTGATGAAGCTAAATCTAAACAGGTTACTGATTACCTAAACTATATTTTCCTGAAAGACAACCCCGGCGTATCCATTATGCACGACTGGTTTAAGGACGCGTTGCTGCAAAAGGTTGGCATTGTAAAGGCCTACTGGGACGACAGCGAGGATGTGAATCGTGAGCGTTATCGCGGACTTACAGATGACGAAGTGGCAATATTGGTTCAAGACAAGTGTGTCGAAATTGTAGAGCAAGAGACCACATCCGCACCAGCACCGATAGACCCAATGATGGCGCAGCAGATTCTCGCTTCTGGAGGTGATCTGCCAATGCTCGTTGAGCATAACGTAGTTGTAGAAAAGACTGAGAAGAAGGGTCGTGTTGTCATTGAGACAGTTCCGCCAGAGGAGTTTCTAATCTCCAAAAAGGGCAGGACAATCAAAGACTCCCCATTCGTGGCGCACAGACGGATGATTACCCGCAGCGACCTAATCGCAATGGGTTTTGATAAGGATGTTGTAAGTTCATTGCCAGCAGGTGATGCATTGTCCTACACGCCCGAAAGAATCGCTAGATACTCAATCGGAGAACAACCATACGATTCAAACTCTGAGGAATTAGCCCTACAGGAGATTGAGGTATTTGAATGTTATCTATTGTACGCAGGCGAGAAGGACAAGATAGCAAAGCGTATCCAAGTGTTCTACGCAGGCAATGAGATTCTAAGCGAGTGCGATTGTGACTACGTTCCATTCTACTCAGTATGCCCGATACCAATTCCACACAAGTTCTTTGGTAGCTCACTAGCCGACAGAACCATTGACCTACAACTAATTAAGACGACAGTCACCCGTCAGATGTTGGACAACTTATACCTGACAAACTCAGCACGCGTTGTAGCTGTAGAGGGGCAGGTTAACCTTGATGACCTATTGACATCATCCGCAGGCGGCGTTATTCGTGCCAAGTCTCAAGGGGCGGTTCAACAACTGGTTGTTCAAAACGTAGCGAGCCAATCGTTCCCCATGCTCCAATACTTGGATGAAGTTCAGGCTAAAAGGACAGGCGTTACGCAAATGTCTCAAGGTTTGGACGCAAGTATCTTACAGAACGTCACGGCCGCGGCGGTTGCCTCTATGCAACAATCAGGCGCTGGCAAGATTGAGCTGATAGCCCGCATATTCGCAGAAACGGGCGTTAAGAGCCTTTTCGAGGGCATCCTACACCTAGTAACAAAATACCAAAATCAAGAGCGTATCGTTCGATTAAGGGGTGAGTTCGTACCCATTGACCCTCGCACATGGTCAAACAAGTACGATATGACAATCAACGTAGGACTGGGTAATGGTAATCGAGACCAACAGATGGCAATGCTACAGATGGTGCTTGCCAAACAAGAACAGATGCTTGGGCAGTTTGGACAGGCTAATCCGTTGGTTTCAATCGGTCAATATCGTGCATCACTAGGACGATTCATCGAGGCAGCAGGTTTCAAAGATTCTACCGAGTTCTTCAAACCAATTACACCTGAGCAAGACCAACAACTGTCTAACCCCCCACAGCAAGAAGCACCAATGCCACCTGAGATTCAGGCATTGATGGCAAGGACACAGGCAGACATCCAAGCACAACAGGCTAAGTTTCAGGCTGATATGCAAATGCAACAAGCAAAGATGCAGGCTGACATGGAGTTCGAGCGTCAAAAGGCGATGCTTGATATGCAACTACAGCAGGATAAGGCAGCCGCTGAGTTGCAGATTCTGCGTGAGAAGGAAGCGTCCAAACTTCAGGTTGAGCGTGAAAAACTAAATATGCACTTCACACTTAAACAACAAGAGTTCGAGGCAGAGGCTCAATTAAAGGCGATGAAGGTCGGTGTTGGGATTACATCAAACATAGAAATACCGGGGTAAACCATGACGTACGAAGAACTACAAAACGTATTGAGGTCAAATCGTCAAGCCTACTCAGGCGTAGAACCTACGGCTACTCGCAACCTATCCATTGCGGACATTCTGTCTGGCATACAAAGCCAATACACACCACCAGCAATGGGGGCGTATGGCGCTAAAAGATTCATAGACCCTAACTTTGGGTTCGACCAACAACACCCAAAGTACGAGCCACCAACTAACACACTTCCGACCGACTCTGGGGGCGAGTTCTATCCCGGCACGCGCATACCAAAACCAAAAACGGTTGTCGTCCCCGCCGCAGTCGCACCGACATCGCAGATTACTTCTTCTGGTGATGGCGGTGGTTATGACGGAGTTGCTACACAGCAATCTAATGATGCTTATTCTAGTTTATTCAGCCCTATATCGCCTTTGGCCAAAGGGCTTATTGGCTTGGCTATTCCCGGTGCATCACCATTGCTCGGTGCGGTGCAAGGGTATGCACAAGCTGAAGCAACAAACAACTTAAATACAGCGCTTGGTGCTTACGGTCATCAGGGTTTTGGTAAGGCAAGCGGGATAGAGGGTGCGCTTAAGGGCATTATTGGTATGCAACCTAGTGAGGTTCAGCAGGCTCAAGCGTTGTCAAATCAATTCAGCGACCCGGCCAGTATGTTTGGCTATTTTTCAGCCTTCAGCGATCCATCAGTTTCTGATATTGCTCAATCGCTGATGAGCAATAAGGGCAACGAAACAAACCTTACACCAGACCAGATGGGTGTAATTGGGTGGTCTGTTGGTCAATCTATACACAGCAATATAGCAAACGGCATGACGGTGCAAGATGCGGTACAAGCGGCGGCGCAAAACTTTGGTGTTTCACCCTCGCAGGCAGCCGCTTTCGGCGTTAACGCTGCTGTTGCCTCTGGTGATACAGCCGCCAAAAGCGACCCCATTGGTGCATTGATTGGTGCTTTGAATTTATCGCCTGAAGCACCAGCACAAACAGCAACACAAACTGAAGCAGCAACACAAGCAGTAGCTGATGAATCAGCACAAAATAATGCAGAATCAAATGGCTATGATAGTGGTGGCTATGATTATGGCGGCGGATATGATAGTGGTGGCGGCTACGGCGGCGATAGTGGTGGTGGTGACAGTGGTGGTGGTGGCGATGGGTGGGCAAAAGGCGGCTACGTCGATGCTGGAAAACTCATTGGCATGAACCCCGCAGGCGCTGATGATGGCTACGGCGCACTGGATGATGGCGAATTTGTTATCAAAGCAAGCGCGGTTAAAAAGTATGGCGTTGGCTTGTTGGGCGAAATAAACGCTGGCAAGATTAGCAAGAAAAAATTGATGAGTTTGTTATGACTGATAAACAGACTTTAGCTATTTGGGCGAACAACTTACTGCATGATGACTT